TACGGTGCCGATCAGCTTGCCTTCCATCACTTTGAACAGCAGACACTTGGCGCGGTTCAGCGACTGCCTGGCTCCTTCAGCGTCACCAAAAGCAATTTGCTCTTGGGCGTCGGACATTAAGCCAGCGATTACCATGTTTGCGCCGGTCATTTTGTAGGTGACGGAGCTGGTAACGGATTCGACAAAGGCAACGATGTCGCAGCCATACATTTGATTACTGTTTATCATGATAATTTCTCCTGGTCAGTTCAAAGGGTAACGGTAGGGGTTTCAACGACGACCGTGTAGCCGGCTTTTTTGGCGGCCTTGATTGCGGCGGCGGTCAGGGTAACTGTGCCGGCGATCTCGGCGATAAATTTAGCGGCCTCGTTGACAGGGTAAATTTTGTCGACGCCGTAGACGGTTTTGATTTTCACGATTAGTTCCATTTCAATCTCCTGGTCAGTTCATTGGAGCGGTCAATTGCTCAACCACAATGAGAATATATCAACACTCTATTGCGGTTGTCAACTGGCAATTCAATGAATCGTTAAAAAATAACGACAATTGACACAATGATGAGAAAAGCGCATCATTATGAAATGGAATCAATTAAACAACCTGTCGACATTGCTGTCGAATCTTTTGGTGGCGTGCGAAAGCTGGCGCGCATTCTTTCCCTGGATCCGTCGGCGATCAGTCGCTGGCGCTTGAATGGCCGGATCCCTGCCATGCACCAGCGCCGCGTCCTGGAATTAGCCTGGGAACGTGGGATTGACATGACGGCGCACGACGTTATCTTTGGCCGCAGACAATGATCGAGATCCGTTTGCCGTGGCCGCCGTCGGAGCTGTCACCGAATTCCAGGTTGCATTGGGCGCAGCTCGCCAGGGCCAAAAAAATCTACCGCCAGGCATGCTGTGCTGTCACCCAGGCGACGAAACAAACCCTGGGCGAGTCAGGATACCTGCGCGTTGAGCTGACGTTCTACCGGCCCGATCGCCGGTCCTATGATCACGACAACCTGCTGTCCAGGATGAAAGCCGGCCTGGATGGCGTGGCCGACGCGCTGCAAATTAACGATCGAAGATTTAACCCGCTGTCGGTTAGCGTCGCCGATGGCATTGGTGGGTATGTGATGATGCGAATTTATGAGAAGGAGCTGGAAGAATGAACACGGGATTTTTTACGGGAAACCTGGGCCGCGATGCTGAGTTGCGCCAGGCTACTAATGGCGACGCGGTGGCAAATTTTCCTCTGGCTGTCGAAACCGGCACCAGGCAAAATTCGAAAACTATGTGGATCGATTGCAGCGTGTGGGGCAAACGAGCTGAGAAGCTAGCGCCTTACCTGCTGAAGGGTAAGAAAGTGGCGGTCCTTGGCCGCGTCGCCCAGGACACCTACACAAAACGCGACGGCACGCTTGGTTTCCGCATTGAAGTCAGCTGCAATGAAGTCGAGTTCCTGGGCAACCGCAACGACCAGGACCAGGAACAGCAACCGGCCGCGACACCAGCTGCCCGACCAAAGCAGGCGCAGCAGCAGGCAATGCCGGCTGACTTTAACGACGACATTCCTTTTTGAGGTAAACTTTTTAGAAGGGCTAGGGAGTGCAACCCGAACCGCCGATTCGTCACCGGCCTGCCCGATCTTTTTCTGTGACGACAACCTTTTGACGAAGGGTTTTTATGAAGTTACTCGCCAAAAATTGGGCGACCTTTCAGCATTACAAACACCGTTCGCCGCCCTGGATCAGACTGCATCGATCATTGCTCGATGACTATGATTTTCACCGCTTGCCTGTTGCTAGCAAAGCGCTAGCACCTTGTCTCTGGCTGCTAGCTTCAGAAGAAAAAGAGGGTGAGATAGAGGCCAGCACCGAGGAAATTGCTTTCCGCTTGCGAATGACCGAAAAGGATCTGATTGCAGCGCTTAAGCCGTTGATTGAAAAAGGATTTTTTGTCGATGCTAGCAACACGCTAGCAGACTGCAAGCAAGATGCTACTACAGAGACAGAGACAGAGACAGAGAAGAGACAGAGTCAGAGGCAGAGTCGCGCTATCGCGCTGCCGCTCGATTTCGTACCGAACGACGGCCACAAAAAATTGGCCGAAGAGCTGCGCGTCACGTTGAACGACGAGCTGGCAAAGTTCAGCGATTACCATGTGGCAAAAGGCACAACCATGAAAAATTGGGATGCTGCGTTGAATACCTGGTTGCGTAATGCTGTGGGCTTTAACCGCGGCAAGGCTGTGCCAAAGCAAAACGGGTACGTTCACGATCTGACGAAAATGGATTACACCAAGGGAGTCGACGAAGATGGAAATTTCTAACCGAACAGAGCTGCGCGTTTGCACTACGCACGGCGAATACGAGGCCATGCTGTACACCATTGGCGACCGGGTAATGGGCGGTCAATGCCAGGCATGCGCAAAGCACAAAGAGCAGCAGGCCCAGGAGCGTCAGCGCGTTGTGCAGTCCGACCAGGAGCGACGCAGAATCGAGGGCTTGTTCCAACGAGCAGGCATTCCGCTGCGCTTTCAGTCTCGGACCTTTGACAGCTACCAGGCAAACAACGAAGGCCAGGCCAAGGCGCTACGCAAAGCCAGATCCTATGCCGACAACTGGCGCGATAACGTCGCTGCTGGCACTAGCCTGATTTTTTCTGGCAATGCTGGCACCGGCAAAACCCATTTGGCATGCGCGATCGCCAACGAGCTGATGGGCCAGGGCGTGTCGTCTGTGTTTACGACCGTGTCCGACGCTATGCGGGCCATCAAGCGGACCTATGACGCCGGCAGCCAGATGACCGAAGTGCAGGCGATCCAGGCTTTTGTTGATCCCGGCCTGCTTATCCTGGACGAAGTCGGCGCAAACCGCGGCACCGAGTACGAGGTCCAGCTGGTGTTCGACATTATCAACAAGCGATATGAGAATTGCCGGCCGACACTTATCCTGACAAACCTGGATCCGCAGGCGCTGCGCGAGTGCTTGGGCGAGCGTGTAGTCGATCGACTACGGGAAGGCGGCGGCAAGCTGGTGGCCTTTACCTGGGATAGTTTCCGCGCTTGACGTGATGCTGTTTTCTCAATGATTATGCTAGTATCAAACCAGGGGGTTATATGCCTAGCAAATCAGCAAAACAAGAGCGTTTCATGCAGGCCGCTGCGCACAATGCAGGGTTTGCAAAACGTGCCGGCATTTCGCAGGCCGTGGCCAGGGAGTTTGTTGCCGCTGACAAACGCAAGAAAAACCCTGGTGCGCATTTGATTAGCAAAAAGACAACACAACGATGAAACGAATGGGACGACCGCCGCAGCCAATTCCGCAGGACAAAGTCGACGAGATCATCGAATGGATTTCGGCCGGCAAAACCCTGCGCGAGTGGTGCCGGCTTGACGGCAATCCTGCTTTTCGGACCGTTTACGATTGGCTTGAGAAAGACGCAGAGTTCCACGCACGCTTCGCGCGCGCGCGCGAGATCGGCCAGGACGTGATTGCAGAGGAGGCGCTGGCGATCATCGACACCGAAGCAGAGATGGCCGGCAGCACTAGCGAAAAAGGCGAAAGCTATCACCGCGACAGCGCGCACGTTTCCTGGCTTAAGAACCGAGCAGAAATGCGCTTGAAACTGTTAGCAAAATGGAATCCAAAGCGTTACGGCGACAAGGTCGACGTGACTAGCGACGGCAAAGCCGTCGGCCTGGCTATTGCAATTGATCTTTCCGACAAACAAACCGCGGGGGAATCATGACGAGTGCTGGCATTTTGATTGTTTGCGTATTGGTAAGCGTTTTGATTGACGCGGCCGTCGAGGCTTTTTGCGAAACACCAGGGGCTGAAAATTGGAGATAGTCGATGATGAGCGCGTCGAGAGCTGGATCAACCTGGCAAATGCCCTGGTAGTTCCGGAGCAATCGATTTTCCTGCGTGTGTTTGCAATGCTTGCGATGGAGTATGAGCGCGAGATCTGCGCGGCAATAGTCAGCGAACATGGCGCGCATGAGGTGGCCGAGCTGATTCGATCGCGAGGCGTGCAATGAAGCGCGAGGAGATCATTCGCCTGGCGCGGGAGGCCGTGATTGATTTTGAAGTTGGTCCAGGTCTGGAGCGGTTTGCGGCCCTGGTAGCGCAAGCAGAGCGCGAGCGCATTGTTGACATTTTGCGCGACGACGGCTGGCTTTACTGCGCGACTATGATCGAGAGGCGCAAGTCTTGACCGCAACGCAGATCAATTATCGGCCGCCAGGCCAGGTGGCCAGGGCGTTTATGCTGTCGCAGGAATTTTTCCGTGGTTTGATGGGGCCGTTTGGATCCGGCAAATCAACGGCCTGCATCATGGAGATCCTGCGCCGCGCCAAGGAACAGAAGGTCAACGCTGACGGCAAGCGGAAAACCAGGTGGGCCGTGATACGAAACACCTACCCGGAGTTGCGCACGACGACCATCAAGAGCTGGCATCAATGGGTGCCGCCGTCGCTTGGCCGTTGGGTTGACACCGGACCGCCGACACATCACATTGTCGAAGGCGATCTGGACCTGGAAGTGCTGTTTATCGCGCTTGACCGGCCTGACGACATTGCAAAGCTGCTGTCGATGGAGCTGACCGGTGCCTGGGTGAACGAAGCTAGGGAAGTGCCGAAGGCTGTGATCGACGGGTTGACCGGCCGCGTCGGCCGTTATCCGTCTGTGCTGATGGGCGGCTGTACCTGGTCCGGAATCATTGCTGACACTAACCCACCGGACACCGATCATTGGTGGTACAAGCTGGCCGAGGAAGTAAAGCCAGAAGGCTGGGCCTTTTTCAAGCAGCCAGGCGGCCGGGATGTTGGCGCTGAGAATGTCGATCATCTGCCGCCAAAGTATTACGAGCGCCAGATTGCAGGCAAGGACGAGGATTGGGTCAAGGTTTATGTCGATGGCCAGTATGGCTTTGTGCGCGACGGCAAGCCGGTCTATCCAGAATATCGTGACAGCGTGCATTGCAAAACATTTGACCTAGTGCATGGCTGGCCGATTTACGTTGGCATTGACTTTGGTTTGACGCCTGCCGCGGTGTTTGGGCAGCGCAGCCCGATGGGGCAATGGCGCTGGCATTCCGAGCTGGTGACAGAGGACATGGGCGCGAAGCGCTTTGCAGAGCTGTTGCGCCAGGTAATGCACGAACGCTACGCCGGCTTTAGCTTCGCGCAGATTACTGGCGATCCTGCTGGCGAGGGCCGGGCGCAAACCGACGAGACGACGCCGTTTCAGATCCTGCGCGCAGCCAATATCCAGGCAAACCCGGCACCGACCAACGATTTCACCAAGCGCCGCGAATCCGTTGTGGCGTGTTTGTCGAGGTTGATTGATGGGCAGCCTGGTCTAATGGTCCACCCGCAATGCGTGCAATTGCGTAAAGGCATGGCCGGGGGATACAATTACAAGCGGGTACAAGTATCTGGCCAAGAGCGTTACCGTGACGTGCCTGACAAAGGTATGTATTCTCACGTTTGCGAAGCCGGCCAGTACATGCTAGTGGGCGCTGGTGAAGCGCGAACGCTGGTAAAGCGCGATCGCCCCGTTATGAGACGAGCGAACGCAATCTCAGACTACAACATTTTGGGGTAAATCATGGGTGGACTATTCGATTCTCCTGAACCGCCGCCGCCGCCGCCACCGCCGCCAGCTCCAGCGCCTGCGCCAACAATCGACACTGCCGCGCAAAGCGCGCGCAAGACCGAGGATAGCCGGCTCAACCGTCGTGGTCGGGCAGCAACGGTTTTGACTTCGCCGCAGGGCGATCTTTCTGAGACAAAGACAGCGACCAAAGCGCTGTTGGGGGGTTGATATGGGCGGCAGCAGCGGACCAAGCAAAGTCGAGCGCGAAAGGCAACAAGCTGAACAAGCAAAGGCTGCAGCCGACAAGGCGGCCAACGCCGCAATCGGCAAAGGCATTGCATCCAAAGAAGCAACCGGCACTGCGAGCATGATTGGCAAAGAAGATCGGCTGGGCTTGGCTGATGTAGCCATGATCAGGGAAAACCAAGCAAAAGCCGGTCGATCGATGTTTGGCCGGGGCGCGACGGTTTTGTCGGGCGGGATCGGTGAGACGGCTACCGGAACAAAAACACTACTAGGGGGCTGACATGGCCAACGATCGCGTCGACGACATAATCCGTCGGCAGGAAAAGATGTCGACTGATCGGGCTGTATTCGATCAGCACTGGCGCGAAATCGCAGAGCGGATCTTGCCGAGGTCGGATCTATTCCGAACTAACCGGCAGCCTGGCGACAAGCACACCGAGCGCGTGTTTGACGCGACGGCTAACCTGGCGCTGGAGCGGTTTGCCGCGGCCATGGAATCAATGCTGACGCCGCGCACGCAGAAGTGGCATCGACTGCGCACCGGCGTGCCTGCGCTCGACGAGCGCCAGGACGTGAAAGAATACCTGGACGCGGTCACGCAGATCCTCTTTGCTGTGCGTTATGCGCCCAAAGCAAACTTTGCTAGCCAGGCCAATGAGGCATTTATGTCGCTGGGTGCGTTTGGCACCGGTGGGGTTTACATCGACGAGGCTGTCGGCGGTGGCATTCGCTACCGTTCGGTCCACTTGTCCGAGCTGTACATCGCCGAAAACTTCCAGGGCGTGATCGACACGGTCTACCGTCGCTTTCAGATGACGGCGCGCCAGGTTATGCAGCGCACGAAGATCGTCGGGCCTGGTCAATGGAAGCTGGAGAACATCCCGTCGCGCATTAAAGATACGGCTGAGAAGTTTCCAGAGCAGCTGTTTGACTTTTTGCATGCCGTGCAGCCCAATGACGATATTAAATATGGCCGCAAGGATTACAAAGGCATGCTGTTTTCCAGCTGTTACATCAGCATGGAAGGCCGGCAAATGGTGCATGAGGGCGGCTATCGCACCATGCCGTATGCGGTTGGCCGTTATGTAACTAGCCCAAAAGAAATTTACGGCCGCTCGCCGGCAATGACGGTTTTGCCTGACATCAAAATGCTGAACGAGATGAGCAAAACGGTCATTCGAGCAGCGCATAAAATTGTCGATCCACCACTATTGCTTCAGGAAGATGGCGCTTTGCAGGCATTCGACATGCGGCCGTCGGCGCTTAACTTTGGTGGCGTCAACGAACAAGGACAGCAGCTAGTGCATCCGTTGATTACCAATGCCAGGATCGACATTGGCGAAGCAATGATGGACCAGCGCCGCAAGGTGATCAACGACGCATTTCTGGTTACGCTGTTTCAGATCCTGGTCGACGCACCGCAAATGACGGCCACCGAGGCTATGCTGCGGGCGCAGGAAAAGGGCGCGCTGTTGGCACCGACGATGGGCCGGCAGCAGTCCGAGTTCCTGGGACCGATGATTGAGCGCGAGATCGACATCTTGGCCAAGGTTGGCGCTTTGCCGCCTATGCCGCAAACCCTGATGGAAATGGGCGGCATCGTCGAGATCGAATACGTTTCGCCTCTAAACCGGGCGCAACGCAGCGAGGATGGCGTCGCTATCCTACGCACGCTGGAAAGCCTGGCACCGCTGGCGCAGATCAATCCGAAGGTGCTGGATTTGTTCGACCCAATCGAGACGGCGCGCGAGCTGGCCGACATCAACGGGGTGCCGGCCAAGATCATGCGCTCGCCTGAAGAGCTGGCGCAGAAAGAGGCCGACGAGTCGCAAAACGCCCAGGCAGCTGCGTTGCTGGAGGCCGCGCCGGTCGTGTCTAGTTCGGCCAAAGACCTGGCGCAAGTGGCCGCTATGGCGGCCGCGGCCCCGTCGCAACAAGCTCCAGGGATCTTTCCTAAATGACGACTGACGAACTGCCGCTGGGCAGCACAATTGACCAAGCTCTAAATCGCGACGCTGTGCGCCGGCCACAAAGCCGGTTTGCAGCTGGCGCTCTGGATCGCCAGGTGGGCGGCACGCATTACCTGGAGCTGACGATCGGACCGCTGGAGCTGGCGATCGAAAACCGGCTGAATGCTTGCCAGTATTCTGCGATTAAATACATTATGCGCAGGAAAGGCGATCGTCTACAGGACATCGACAAAGCCATCCATGTGCTGCAAATCTACCGCCAGCTGATCGAAAAAGGCCAGGCCGAATGATTAACAAGATCATCGAGCGCGTGCTGCGCAAGAAGCTGGCGTACCGCCGTACCTTCATGGACGACCAGGGCAATCTTACTGCCGAAGGGCAGCTGGTCCTGAACGATCTACGCAAATTTTGTCGGGCTACTGGATCCACTATGGTCCTGTCGCCGGTGTCCAAGACGATTGACCCGCTGGCGATGGCAATGGCCGAAGGCCGGCGCGAGGTCTGGAATCGCATTATGGCGCATCTGTACGTCAACGAAAAGCAAGTGTTCGAATTGCACGAACGCGATCAAGATTGAACGAAAGCGGATACCGGCGTTATGAGCGTCGGCGCAGCGAGTAGGGCAATGACGGCCGGGAAAGACCGGCGCTTTTTAACTCTCAAAGGGGAATACCATGTCTGATGGAGCAAACGGGTCGGCTATGTTGGCCGGCAACCCGGCAGGCGACGCCGCTGCCGGTAATGGTGGCGCTGGTTCGCCGACTTCCAACAACCAGATCACGGCGGTTGCTGATACGGGCGGGGTCACTAACCCGGCACCAAACGCCGCCGGCAATTGGTACGACGGTTTCCAGGATAACGAGCTAAAAGGTTACGTCCAGAACAAGGGCTGGAAGGATCCAGCTGACCTGGCTGTTGGCTACAAGAATTTGGAAAAACTCCTGGGCGCAGAAAAAATGCCAATGCCCAAGGGGGCAGATGATGCCGAAGGTTGGAACCGCGTTTACGACGCGCTTGGCCGTCCTAAATCGGCCGAGGACTACAAGCTGCCGGTGCCGCAAGGCGACGACGGGGCGTTCGCGAAAGTGGCCGCCGGCAAGTTCCATGAGCTAGGGCTGACGGCAAAGCAGGCCGAAGGTCTGGCCGCCTGGTACAACGAGCAGGGCGCAGGACGCATGACGCAAATGCAGCAGGAGCTGGCGGCCAAGGCTGAATCGGACATGCAATCGCTCAAGCAGGAATGGGGTGGCGCGTTTGACGAAAACGTCGAATACGGCCGCCGGGCGGCGCGCGAGTATGGTCTGAACGCTGAAAAGCTGTCGGCGCTGGAGAACGCGCTTGGCACCGGCGAGATGCTGAAGCTGATGGCGACGATCGGCCGGGCGCAAGGCGAAAGCGAGTTTGTGACATCCAGCACCGGCAACACGTTTGGGATGACGCCGTCGGCAGCGCAACAACGTATTAGCGCATTGCGTGCCGACAAAACCTGGACTGCAAAATACATTAGCGGCGACGCTGATGCGAGATCTGAAATGCAGCGGTTGATGAATTTGGCGTATCCAGAATGATGCGCTTGGATCAACATTCTTGCGAAAAAACCATGCACAATTCAGAAATTAGATTAGAATGTCTCAAACTGGCAAGCCGACCGGGCCTGTCGCCTCATGAAATTATTGCGGCAGCGCGTGATTATTTGGCGTGGGTCAACGGAATGCCGGATCCGATAACCGCTGCGCGGCCGGATGACAGCCTGAAAGAAGGCAGACCGGCCCCGTCGGTTTCCCGATCGGACAAGCCCCTTGAAAAGCGCCGCTCTGCGGCAACAATCTAAACTTATCCTCAAGGGGGATTATTATGTCTTTCAATGTATCTACGGCGTTCGTCCAGCAGTACGCGACGAATGTACAAATGCTGCTCCAGCAGCAGGGTTCGCGTCTGCGTGATGCGGTCCAAACCATGTCGTTCCAGGGTAAAGCTGCGTCGATGGCCGAACAATTCGGCTCTGTCTCGCCTGTTCGCAATCAGTCGCGTCACTCTGACACTCCGCTGATCTCGACACCGCAAGACAAGCGCTGGATTTATCCAAACGACTATGATTGGGCTGACCTGATCGATAACCAGGACAAGCTGCGTATGCTGATCGATCCGACCAGCTCTTACGCAATGGCTGGTGCCTGGGCGATGGGCCGCGCAATAGACGATGAAATCATTTCTGGTTTCTTTGGCTCCAACAACACCGGCGAAAACGGCACGTCTGCTACTGGCACCTTGTACGCTTTTAACAGCAACTCGCAATCGGTAGCTGCTACCGTTGGCGCTTCTGCTGCTACTGGCCTGAACATTGCCAAACTGCGCGCCGCCAAGCGTATCCTGATGGCTGCTGAAGTCGATGTCGACAACGATCCTCTGTACTGCGTGATTTCTTCGCGCCAGCACGATGATCTGTTGAACGAGGCGCAAGCAATCAACCTCGACTACAACACCAAGCCTGTCCTGGTCGATGGTCGCATCACGTCGTTCATGGGTTTCAACTTCATCAATTCGGAGCGAATCCCTGGCGGTAGCGGCTTTAACGCTGCGATCAATACCGGCATTGCTACTGGCTCAAGCGATGGCACTTACACTACTGGCTCGCGCTTTATGGTGCCGGTGTTTGCCAAATCGGGCCTAGCTCTTGGCATGTGGAACGACATCACCACCTCGATCGACCGTCGTGCAGACAAGCGCAATTCTTACCAGGTGTATGTGACCGGCACTTTCGGTGGCGCACGCATGGAAGAGCGCAAGTGTGTTCTTATCAACTGCGCATAAGGAGTAACCGATCATGCCTCAGTATCTTTCTAATGAGTTGGCTGGCACTACGACCGGCACCACAACCGCAGCAGCAACTGGCTATCGTCCTTTTGCTTCGGTTTATGGCGCGCGCGTCAAGCGCTTGCGTGCAACTGTTACCCTGGCTAGTCAAACTACCAGCGACACAATCCTGCTCGGCACCCTGCCAACAGGCGCGACGTTCGCTTATGGTGTGCTGACTGCTTCGGCAACTTTGGGATCTTCAACCGTGGCAGTCGGTATTTCTGGCACCGCCGGCAAATACCGTGCAGCCGCTACCTTCACCAGCGCCGACACGCCGACTTTGTTCGGCACCGCGGCAACGGTGGGTGCAGCGTCGCCTTTGGCAGCTGAAGAGAATGTGATTGCAACTATTGCAGCCGCAAACCTTCCGTCGTCTGGCACGCTGGTTGTCGATCTGTACTACTCGATGCCGAACTAATCGGCTTCCGGGGGCTGGGGAAACCTGGCCCCTTTTTCACATCGGAGAATTGATATGACGATCTATTAC